AGCCATTCCACTCTTAATCCACTTGATCAATTTCTTAGTCACAGTATTCATAATCTGCCCAATAAAACCTTTAGCGGCAGATCCAATCAATCCAACAACTTCACTAATTTCTCCAGGAAGATTGAGAGCAAAGTTTCCTACTCTTGTAATCAACTTAAAGAAATTGCTAAGATATGACTCTACTTGAGCAAAGAAGTTATTCTTACAAGGATCGGCAAGAATTATAACATCTCCAGTTGTAATTGATGCTGGATCTGTTTCTGGTTTTGGTGCTTTCTTATATTCTTCTCTTCTCTGTTGATATGTTACTAATTCTTCAGCAGACCATTCTTTCTTTTCCTTCTCAGTATATGGTTCTACATTACCAAATTCTTCTGGATAAGTTTCTTTAATAGTGGCAATTGTACCTTCCCAACCAGGAGGATTGTCCTTGATTAGTTGATTGAAAGTATCAAGTTGATCTGTTGTTAATTGTTGTGCCATCTATTGGTTTACCTCCTAGTGTTGATATTTATTAACGGTCTGCTAATAGACTTGCTCTATATTCTGCTGCCTTTTTTGCTGCTTCCTCTGGAGATGCTCCAACTCTTTCAAGACTTTCCTGATATCTTGTTTTACCATTTTTTTGAATATAAAGTCCGTCCGAAAGTGGACCTATCTTATCGGCAGCGGTTAAATCAGCATTTCTCTCAGGTGGTTTTTCTATCGCACCAACTTCATTTTCTCCTTCAGGATTTATGCCCATCTGTTGTTGTAATTTATCATTTGGTTTTTCTCTCTGCTGATTAGTTCCGTTGTTTTTCTTTTTGGGTTTTAACTGTGGAGTATTGGGACCATCATTCTCATTTGCCTCTTGACTCTTTAGAAGACCAGGTTTCAAATCCTTTGTAAATCCAGGTTTTGGATCAAATGCACCAGATCCACCATACTTAATGCTAGTGGTTCTTGGGAAAGCTCCCATGATTACTGGGATTTGATTATCAGGTCCCATCCAGAAACCATAAACAACATCACCCTGCGCGTATCTTACAGATCTATATCTACCTCCACCACCAGTTCCGTCAGTTGCTGATAATCCAACAGTAGCATAAACAACATCTCCATCATCAATTTCTTTGCTATTGGGATAATATCCCATAATACGGACTTTATATCTCCATCCCCATCCAAGTCCAGATACCTGTTCCTTTTGAGAACTCCAAGGAACTATGACTCCTGTCCAAAATATTCCGTTTCCAAAAAATCCTAGATCGGACATCTTTACTTTTTATTAGTATATATTCCGTAACCATCACGAATGATAGTCAATGATGTATAGGAACGTTTTGAACTAAAATAATGGCAGAGATTTAAAATCAAATATTTTCTTTTATCAAATGCTTTTGAAACTTTATCATCTTGAGATATTCTTTCAATATTACAAATAATAGTATCTCCAGCCCTTAATTCTGGATTACATGGTACTTGTATTTGTACTACCTGTGAATGAAGTGTATTATATCTGGCACAAGATTTTGCTTGCCATTCTCTAGGATCATTATTTACATTGATACTGATATTTGGATCCAAACTACCAATATCTAAAATATGAAAGAATTTTCTCACACTTTTTGAGTTCCTAAGATGTGGTGGAAGTTCTCCCAAGGATTTTTTTATTTTATTTTCTTTTAGATCGAAAATAACTTCATCATACTTAAAAGTTCTTGGATCAAAAAATATGTTTAAACTATAAGAAGATCCACCCTTTGAATCATCGAGAACATTTTGATCTTTTATGGTAATCGGTGTTTCTACAATCTTAAAATCATTATCATCATTATCTAAATTTGATTTCAATATATTTGAATACGTATATGTTGCTTTTGGTTCTTGACTTATCAATGAGTCTATTGATCTGTAATTGAATCCATCTTGAGTTTCATAGAAAAAATATCCAGGATCACCAGAAACAGGAATAGATTTTTTACAAAGACTAATGATATTATCTAATGGACCTTTTTGAGGTAGACCTGTGAAATTATATGAATTTGATGTTGGATCTACCTTAATTCTATTTTCTGGAACTTTAAGATATTCTTTCAGGATTTTAGTAACGGAGTCACTAATTCTTCCGGTAAACTTTCTAGAAACAGGAGTTTCTGTATTTAAATAAGCATAACTAGACATCAAAGGTAAAGAGACAGCTTCTCTATTAGACTCTTGGGATGGTGTGTGATTACCATTCACCACTAAAGGATTTGTTTTAAGTAATAGATTTCCTCTCTTTGTTTCTATAATAACTTCTATCTTTTCTTTTCCTGTTAATGGTAATGCTTCTCTTATAGTTCCAGGTTTATCTGTTCTATTATCTGTAGTTGATCCACCAGTATCAATGTAGACCATATTAGCAGTGATAATAGGAGAGTATAAACTTTCATGATAGAAAAAACTTACAGTCTTTCCATCAAGACGAACTCTTTTACCATTCTTATCAATTACTAAATGAGAATATTTTGATGCTAGTGCTGCACTTGCCATTTATTGACTCCAAACAGAAGATAAACGTTTATTACTTCTCACTACTTTTTTTGATTCCATTTGAATAGGGACGGGGATTGGCATAGGGACAACCGATTGGATTTTTTGAACGCCAACGTAAATTACTTGTCTGTTTCTTCTATTTAATGATCTTCTTCCACCATTCTTTAAATTATCAACTTTAACATCTTTTTTAACGGGAGCAATACTTTTTTCACCCGATGGTTTTGCTACTAGAAGTCCTCTAGCAGTCTCACCAAGAACAGAATTTGATGCTCTAAATCCAACACCATTAACATGTAGAGAAATGTGTGGATAAACTCCTCCATCACCACTTATAGATCTACCAGAAGCCCCTTGATATCCAAGTAATGTCCCTTTTGGTATTACTTGCCCATCTGTTCCCCTAAAAGGAAGATCTCTAAAATGACCCATCAATACTTCATATTCTTTATTTCCACGTTTAAAGTAATATGCTCCATAATAACCAAAACCTCTTCCCGATGGACCTAATGCTCCAGCAGTTCCCTGTAAACCAACTGAAGGATTTCCATCCGTTCCTTTACTTCTATAAATCATATCAAATGGGGCATAGATTGGAGTTCCAATGCCACCAGGTAAATTCATATTAAGACCTGTCTGTTCGCCATCAGTATCTCCAGGATTTCCAATGTAAGCACCAGAAGCAAAAGATCCTGTTTTTCCGGCAGATCCTTGATCACCAAGAGGTGATTTTAATCCAGGGGATCCAGGTTTATCAGATTCAAACATTGTATATTCTTTAAAATCATCTGCTAGAGCAGCAAATAATCTTGTATTTTCTTCGTCAGACTTGACTACTTGAGTTATTTGATTAACTGTTCTATAAAAATCATTAAATGCTAATGTAGCGCCACCTCTAGATGCTTTTTGCTGTCCAGTTTGTGCTACTGTATTTGGTTTTATGACTCCACCTTTAGAATATCCAGGAACCATTATTGGTGGTGTAAAAGGTGCTGGATTGACCAGAGGTCTTGGGGAAGGTGATGGTGTTGTTGATGGGGTTTGTGAACCACCAACAGGTTCTCTTTTCGTTTCTGATGGAGTAAAACCAAAGAAAGACAATAATGGATTAAATAATTTTCCAACTTCATCCAATTGTCTTTCAATATCATCTTTTGTTCTTACAAACGCATCTTGAGCAGACTTTGGAAATGCTTTTACGATGTCGACAAAGACGAAAATTGCTTTACCAATAGCCATCAGTACTGATCCAATCGCCTTGATAAATCCACTATTAAAAAACTGCTTTAGTTTATCAATGATTTGTGGTAGTTTATTAACTAAAAATCCAATCAATATCAAAGAGAAGAATTCTTTTATTTTTTCAAATATACTCTTTGGTTTAGCAAGAATTCTAGCAGTTAATTTTTTAAATCCAGATCCAATATTTTTTGCCTCTATCTTGGTTTCTATCTTCTTTCTTTGATTTTGTCTATCAATTACATCGATTAGACGTTTCTTTTGAACTCTAATTCTTTTCAATTGATTATTAGACTTAACCAAGAAGCTATTAATATTGGTTACATTTAATTTTAAATTTTTTACTTCTGCTTGTTCCATATTAGATTATCCCCAATATGCCAGGAACCAACATCATATAAGGATTTAATGGATTTATAGGATCAATAAGTTCAACACCAGTCGCCTTGTTTTGTAATGTTGGTATTTCTGGTGGTTGAGAATTCACTACTTGTGTTGGTAAATTAAATGGTCTAATAATAGGAGTTGTATCCTCCATTATTTGAGAAACATTATATACTTTTGGTACTGGAGCAACATTTTGTTTCTTAAATGATCTATATCCACCATTACCAACATTACCTGGTTTTGCTACTTTCCTTTCTTTAAGAGTTCTATCAAATTTTTCTATGGTGCCTTTAAATTTGTCGGAGTTTTCTTTTTGTCTTATAATAGCTGACGATAATCTCTTAACTGCTATAGTGAATAAACTCCACAATTTTCCAGCATTGTAGTTTATATCATCTAGAATTGGGCGGAATGTAGTTGCCTGATTTTTTATATTAGAAACCATATATTCATTTTTGGCTGCCAATAAAGGAATATTATCCACTGAACTAGATGTTCCACCAAAGATAGGTCCACCTTTTGATCTTTTTACTTTAGATGCTTCAGTTACCAAATTGTTTATAAATTCTTGTGCTGATTGCTGAGTAAGTTTACCTTGAAGTGATCCTCTTTGTGCTGCGGACTCTAAAGTCGCAGGAGAAGGAAGATCTGGAAATTGTACTCTTACTGATTTTCTTGGTGCTATACTTGGTCCAGAACTTAGACCTTTTAAACCAGATTGAGACATCAAATTACGCATCTCTTCCATATTAATTGGTGTTGGTTTTACTCCACGTTTCACTCCTTGTTTTACACCTTGCTTGACTCCTTGTTTAATTCCTTGCTTAAGACCAAATCTAGCGGCAAGACCAGCAGCTCCAGCAGCAGTAGTTCCAGGTTCTGGGAATAAAACCATGGCAAGAAGCCCAGCAATAGAAAGAATATCTAAAGCAGTTGCCCACCAAGGTTGACCTCCTTTTGCTGCTGGTTGTTTGGAAGGTGGTTTAGTTGCGAATAAAGGACTAAACTTTTTAGTCTTTGCTAATTCGTTAGCAAAGTTTTCTAATTGATATGATTTTGCCTTATCTAAACATTTAAGAGTTGGTCCACATCCACCCATCGGTCCACCAATAGGACCACCTCCAGGACCTCTGCCACCAGGACCACCAGGTCCTCCAGGACCACCAGGTCCTCTGCGCCCAAATCCAAATAATCTACCTACAAATCTACCAAAACGTATAAGTTTATATAAAAATCCAAATACTTTTACACCAATAAAAACGCCAAGAAGTTCTTTCCAGTACTTTCCAACAAAATCAACAACACCAAATAATTTTTCCTTATTACCAGGTTTCAATAACCATTTAAATGCTTGGTTAACAACAATACCTGTAAGTATTAATTGGAAGAAATCAACAATTCTTTGGAATATTCCTTTTGTCTTTTCCGTAACTACACTAAAAGCTTTTCCTATTGGACTACCAAGTTTTTTTCCTGCTTCAATGGCAGACTCTTTTTCTGCTGCTTTTAGTTTTGATCTTTCAGTTCTAATTCTCTTTAAATTTTCTTTCTCTTCTGCGATCCTCATCGCAAAATCAAGAGAAAGTTGCTTTTGTATCTCTATGAGAATTGTATTGGTTTCTTGTAGAGTGCCACCTACAGTTCCCGCTTGAGATAATGCTTCAACCTTTGCTTTTTGTGTATTTGCTGGTTTTACAAAACTAAAAGTGGACTTATTAATCTTTGGTTTCGCAGCAGCACCACGAATTGAAGAAGAAGAGACATTTCTTCTACTAATTTTTGGTACGGATGGTGCTCTGTATATTTGATTAAAGTCCACTCGATTGTTGTGCCTTTAGATTTTCTTCTTCAATATGTTGTTGTAATAATGAAACATACACATCTCTTTCCCAAGGCATCATATTTTCAAGCTCAGTCAATGAGTATTTATGGTGCTGAACTAAGGAAAAGTTAATCTTATAGTATGACTCAAGACTAGTATGAGCCATACTCAACTGAAAAAACTTGCCAGTCCCTCCAGAACAACTTCACTTTCAACTTTAGTATTTGGGTTTTTCACTTTCACGGTATGTGAAAGTTTGGGCATAGTAGTAAAGAATTCTTCAATTTCTTTGAACTGCTTTGTATTCAACTGTTCTACAAATTCTTGTAGTTCTTTCTTACTATAGTCAGAAGCAGACCAAGACTCTTCTTCATTGTAAATCATATCAACACAAGACATGATTACATTAAGTGATTTATTTACATCACTATTAACTTCAGCGACTTCAAAATTATTTTCAACAAACTGATCCAATGATGGATACTTCATCTTCATTGACAAACTATCATCGAGTTTGATGGTATCCTTATGATTTTTATCTTTTTGAACTTGAATGGTATCAATACCAATTTCCATTTGAACGGTAGTCTCTCCGTCATCTGGACAGGTGATGTTTACTTCTACAGTTTCTCCAACTGACTTAGCACGAACATTCAAGAACAAATATTCAATATCAAAGGTAGACAAGTCTTTTACTTTAACTCCTCTAGTTTGAATACAGTCTGATAGAATTTGTACAATGGCGTTTGAGATCTGTTTCATATCTTCAGACTCAAGTGCCATGATAAGGATTTTTTCTTCTCTTACTAGAAAGGGGCGATACTTAATTTTCTTTCCAGTAGAAGGTATTTCCAACTCATATGTTGGCGTAGAGATCTTTGGTAAAGGCATAATAACCTATAATAAATTCAGTTGTAATTATTTATTGGCGATTTAGAAACCAGCAGATTTAAAATTACCTCTGGGTATTTTAGTTCCACCTCTTATTATAATTTCACCATCTTTATTTGGTGGTGCTTTAAATCCCTCTGGTGGTTCAACAGGTTCTTGCTCTTCTGATGAAATTGCTTGATTTAATTTTTCGGTTACAATGTATCTATCATAAGCAAAAGTAACAGTTACTTTCAATAATTCTGCCGATCCATATGTTACAGGAATTGATACGATTCCTTTTGGAAAAGCATTTATGAATTGGTAGTTAAGAGTAGAAAATTTTGGGTTTTTCTTTTGATCATAAGTTTTGTGATTATGAGTTTTCTCAAATTTTACAATATTCATACTATTAACTTTGTATTGAATGGGATATGCCATTCTTCTATAATAGTTTAACTTTGGTGATTGAGCAGCACCAGATCCAGAAATAAAGTCCATCCACCCTTCAAAAAATCTCATAACTTTATAATTATTATCAACATAGAAAGTAAAATCAGCATCAGTATAAAATCTAGTATGTGCGAATTGCTGAACAACTCCCATATAATTGTCCTTTACTTCACCAGTAGCAAAAGAACTAGTTGGTAAAGAAGCACTGGCACACATCAGTCCAAGATCCCTTGTATAGAAATCTGGTTTTACATCAAAGTATCTAGATAAGTGATTTGATAGAGATGGTGAAGTAAAAATACCAAAGTTAACTTGATACTGATTATTCAGTGAAACATTGCCAAGTAATGAGTTTATCCTGGCATGTTCAAAAGGACTCACTACTGGTTTATTACTGGTCTTGGGCGATTCAGCCATCTAAATATCTCTAATGGAACCTACATTATTAAGTATTTAGATGTCATATAAGGGAAAGTTTCAACCATCATACCCACAGAAATACAAAGGTGACCCAACAAACATAATCTATCGTTCTCTTTGGGAGCGAAAGTTTATGGTCTACTGTGATAAGAACAAAAATATTCTTGAGTGGGGTAGTGAAGAAATTGCCCTTCCATATCGTTCTCCCATTGATAATAGAATTCACAGATACTTTCCTGACTTCTATATTAAGGTACGAGAAACGAGCGGTCAAATCAAAAAATATATCATCGAGATTAAACCCAAGAAGCAAACAGTTGAACCAAAAGTTCAAAAGAAGAAAACAAAAGGATATATTTACGAAGTCTACGAGTATGCCAAGAACCAGGCAAAGTGGAAAGCAGCACGAGAATTCTGTAAAGATAGA